CCGTTAAAGGTGACACGCAGTGCATTACAAAATGCAATCAGTGTTGCAACAACAATCCTAAGCACTAATGCAATCATTACAATGGCTCGTACATATGAGCAACAAAACTAATTTATGAAACCAATAGGAAGTTAAAAAAAGTCGTATATTTGTTATGTGAAAAATAACAAAGTCGTATATCTACATAGAAAGAAGACAGATAATTCTGTCTTCTATGTAGGTGTAGGCAATTTAAAACGAGCTTATTGCAAACAAAGACCAAAATGGTGGAATAATGTAGTTTCAAAATATGGGTATATTATTGAAATATATAAGGATGGTTTAACTCAAGAGGAGGCTTTTCAAATAGAAATAGAACTTATTGAGCAGTATGGTAGAATAGATTTAAAAAATGGACAACTTATTAACAGGACAAAAGGCGGAATAACAATACAGGGAATGTCTGATGATATTTTAAAGAAAAGAAGTAAGTCTTTGAAGTCTGTAGTAAGAACTGAAGAATGGAAGAAAAAAATATCTAATGCTTTAAAAGGTAAAGTTAAAGGTAAAGAATGGAGAGATAAAATAGCTAAAACACTTACCGGAACTAAACTTCCTGAGTCTACTAAAGAAAAAATGAGATTGTCTAATAAATCAAAAATAATTACAGCAAAGCCTATTGCCTGTTATGATTATTACTCAAATGAATTTATTTCAAACTTTGATTCAGTTAGAATAGCGGCAATAGAATTAGGTTGTAAAGAAACATCTATATCTAATAATTTACATAATAGAAGTAGTAGTTTTAATAGTAAAACATTAAATAAAAGAATAAAATGTCAAAAAATTTAAAGCCAATCGGAAAATATATTGTTGTCAAGGACGTACAAGAAACTGTGACAACTGAGAGTGGGTTGATATTATCAGGTGAGGACACCAATCAACTTAGGTATAAGCGTGCCTCAGTGGTAGCATCAGGAACTGATGTAACTGCTATCGAGGAGGGTGATGAGTTGTATTACGACAAAGCCCATAGCTTTACCATGCTGATAAATGATATACAATTCACTATCATTTCTGAACGTGACGTTGTAGTGGTTATCTAATCATCCTCTACTTCTTCAGCCTTAGGCTTGGCGTATTTATGCGTCTTGTTGTAGGCATTCATTTCCAATATCATCCTTCTGTAAACCTTATCGTTGTAGGAGACATTCTTCAAAAACATAGGGTTTGCAGAAAGGCTTGTTGGGATTTCTTCTCCATTTAATTTGCGGTAGATGTCAAGTATAAGACGAGTTGCTTTATAGCTTAGTTGGTAAAGTGCCCTGCCGTTTTTCATTCTTGTTCTGAATGTTTCAATCCAACCTTCTTTGCGTAGGCGTTTAAACCTACCCACTTCCCAACTAACAAGCTGAGCAAACTCGTCAAACTTCTCTTGACCAAAGTATCCTTCTGAGTATAAGAACAAAAGAATGTCTAAGTCGGCTTGCCCTAAACCATGTTTAGCCTTCATGTAGTAACGTATGACTCTCCAAAATTTTAGATAGTCATTAGGTGGTGTTTTCATTTAATTAAATTTTATTACATTTGTACTGTAAAGTTATAAATAATTTATGGCAACAGGTAAAATCCAAGAAGCAAAAAAGACATTAGCGGAAACGTTAAATGAGATTACGTTCAAGAATGAACAAGCTCAAAAGATTAATGCTATTCAAAAAGGCAGAGAACGCTTGAGAGATTCTTTGGGTAGAAACAAAGGAGTACGTGTTGCAAAAGCAGGTGCAATTAAAGAATTACAAACATTAAATAAATTTTAAAAACAAAAAAATGGCAAAGTCAACTCCAAACTTACCGGCATCTTCAAGAATGAAAAACCCTTCAGGTGGTGGTCCATCAATCAAAAGTCCTTTAAAGGCTAAAGCATTAGGCATGAGCGGTGGCGTTCCTTCAAAAGGTAAAATTACAGGTGCAGGTAAAGGTGCTTCTAAGAAAGTAATGTGTTAATTTAAAAAACAGAAATCATGGCAAACGGATTAAAGAAATCAAAGGATGACATCATCCAAGATGACGTTCAAGTTTCAGAAGAAGTATTAGCTGAGGTTACAAAAGCAAAAGCTACTAAAGATGCTTATGCACTTCCTGAGTTAAAAGAAAAAGACAAGGTTCAAACTCCGGGTCATTCAAGAAGAGATTTTAGAAACTAATTTATGGCAGATAAGTCAAAAATGAAATGTAACCATCCTGTCCCGTCTGATAGACCGGGCAAGAAAAAGATGGTTAAAGCCTGTTCCAATGGGGAGGAGAAGCTCCTCCACTTTGGAGCAAAAGGCTATGGTAACAACTATAGTGCTGCAGCTCGTAAGAGTTTCAGAGCAAGACATAGTTGTGACACAGCTAATGATAAATTGACACCAAGATATTGGGCTTGTAAGAATTTATGGGCAGGAGCAGGTGGTTCAACAACCCCTAATCCAAAAGGTCGTAAAGGGAAGTACTAATGAAAACTCAACAGTTTTTAGGTAGAGGTCAATTGATAAATAGATTGGCTATGCAAGTAGGTAGTAGAGAGACAGCAATTGCTTTACTACAGAAACGTGGTCACTTGAAAGCAGATGGAAAAACTTTTACTGCTGAAGGAGAAAGACGCAATCAGATGACTGCAGCAGAAAGGGCGATAGATAGAGCATCAAAAGCAACAGGTAAACCTGCTAATGAGTTTTCCTATAACGCTAAAACGAATAACGCAAAAATCATTAGAAATATTTAATATCTTTGTTTTATGGGAAAATTTGAAAAACTGAGTGCAAGCATTCAAAAAAAACAAGGCATAAGTTCTGAAAGAGCTAATGCTATTGCTGCTACCATTGGTCGCAACAAATATGGTAAAGCTGTATTTAGTAAAATGGCATCTGCCGGTAAAAAGAAAAAATAATGAAACAAGTTATTAAAAAAAAGGCAGAAAAGTATGAGTCTAAAAAATCTTTAGACGGAGCTATGAAGTTTTTAAAAGGAAATGTGAGCAGTGTTGGTAAAAATAAAATTAAATCAAATGGTAAAAAGTAAAGGATTGGGTGATACAGTTGAAAAAATAACAACTGCTACCGGAATTAAAAAAGTAGTAGAAGCTGTATCTAAAGCAACGGGTAAAGACTGCGGTTGCAAAAAAAGAAAAGAAGCATTAAATAAGGCGTTCCCTTATCAAGATAAAAAATAAAAAAATATGTCAGTTTTTAAATCACAATTTACACGAGTATTATCAGTTATACCAAGTAATAATTCAAATGTACCGTTCCCTGCTGTTGTTACCTCAGGAACAAATACAAGTGTTGTAGCTAATCAATTAGTTGACTCAGCAGCAACTTTTATTAGTAGCAATGTAAAGACAGGTGATATTATCTATAATACAACAGATAGTAGTACAGCAACTGTGGTTTCTGTAACAAGTGAAACTGTGATTGTTCTTAATATAAGCATATTTGCTGCAACAGGTAAAGATTATATCATTTATCAAGCATCTCCTCAAACAGGTTCAGGTAATTCAGGATGTTTCTTATATATTGGCGGTGCGGGTAACGTAAGAGTTACAACTATTGGTCAAGATTTAGTTACATTTTCAGGAGTTACTGCAGGTACAATTTTACCGGTACAGGTATTAAAAGTACACGCTTCAGGAAGTGGTACAACAGCAACACTTATTAACGCACTTTGGTAAAATAATAAAATGGCAAAAGCAACAAGCGGAAGTTCTTACATAAAGAAACCCAAGAAACAAGGTTCAGCTGCTAAAAATCAGACGAGCACTAACAAGAAAAGCAAGTTGTATAAGAAACCATATAGGGGACAAGGACGATGAAATATTTACAATACTTAATAGCATCTATTCTCCTTTTATTTGCTCCTATATATGGGTTGTTATTAGCAGTTGCGGCAGCTATAATCCTTGATACCTTCACAGGTATTTTTAAATCAATCAAGATAAATGGGTGGAAGAGCGTGAGAAGCAGGAAATTATCCAATATAGTTAGCAAGATGTTGTTGTATGAGATATGTATCTTGTTGCTGTTTATAATGGATAAGTACGTATTGAATGAGTTTATAAAGCACGCATTTGGGTTTGACTTTATGTTTACTAAGATATGTGCTATCTTATTGATGTTCATAGAGTTAGTTTCAATAAAAGAGAATGTAGAAGAGGCTTTTAGTATTGACATATGGAAGATGTTTAAGACCTTATTAAGCAGGGCTAAAGAAATAAAAACAGATATTGACGAGTTAAAATGATAGACCAAAAAACATTAGAAAGAATACAATTGCTTCATCCTAAATTAAGAGAGGAAGCTTTTTCTATATACAACGAGATTGTTGCGTCTCTTACAGGAAAAGCAGCCTGTAGATTTTCATATACATTAAGAACATTTGCTGAGCAGGATGCATTATATGCTCAGGGCAGAACTAAGCCGGGTAAGATAGTTACTAACGCAAAAGGAGGTCAGAGCTACCATAATTTTGGGTTAGCTTGTGATATTGTCTTGTTAATAGACAATGATGGTGATGGCGTATTTGAGACAGCAAGTTGGGATGAGAAAGGTGATTATGATAGCGATAGGAAGTCTGATTGGATGGAGATTGTAGCTATATTTAAAAGACATGGATGGGAGGCAGGCATTGATTGGCATTTTAGAGATGCACCACATTTTCAGAAGACATTTGGCAAGTCTATTGTAGAGTTGCAACAATTACATAAAAACAACAAAGTTGATAAGAATGGCTTTGTATTAATCTAATAATATATGGGGAAGTATCTTTCATTATTGTTGATTAGTTCCCTGTTATTTTCTTGTGCATCAAGAAAGGCGTTGGTAACTAAGATACAAGTAGAAACACACATTGACAGCACTGCTGTAGAGAAAAAAGATAGCGTATCTGTAAATCAGAACGCTATTTCAGTTAAAGAAGATATTGATGAGGTTGAGATAGTGCCTATCGATACAGCTAAGCCTATTGTAGTAGGTGAAAAGAAGTACTTTAATGCTAAAGTTAAGGTAAGGAAAATACGTAGGCATATTGTAGATACCTCTAAAAATACAGTGTCAGAGTCTGCTGAGAATAAGATTTCATTAGTTTCTGATGTTAAGTCTGAGGCATTTGAAAAGAAGGTAGAGAAAAAAGCCAATTACTTTATTTACTTATGGTTGCTATTAATAGCCTTTATACTATGGCTTATTTGGAGGTTCTTTATTAAATGATAATTTTTATTTACTATATTTGTAGAAATTAAACTTAATTTATGGCAAACTTAACAAATGAAGAATTAGAATTTATCAAAACAGGTTCAGCAGAATATACTAAGATTAAGATAGGTCTTGGTGAACTTGAGTTGCAAAAGCAAGGATTATTAAAGCAGGCACAAAGTATTGTTGATGCTTTTACAAGTAACGAGCAGTTCCTTATTGAGAAATACGGAGCGGATTCAGTTATTAATATGCAAACAGGAGAAGTAACTAAAAAAGAAAAAAATTAGAATATGGCACCGAATAAATTTTTAGGAATCTTATTTCAGTCAAGAGATATTATGCACTTGACTCATTTAGATACAAGGTCTTTTGCAGAGCATAAGGCACTTAATGCTTATTATGATGGCATTTTAGATTTGACTGACTCATTCACTGAGAAGTTATTTGGTCGTAGTGGTCGTGTAGAAATTACAATCCCTGAGTCTAAAAAGCAAGATGCTGTTACCCATTTAAAAGGTATGCAAGCAACTATTGAGGCTGAGAGAGATAACTATGCTTCTGATTTACAAAATATTATGGATGAGATGTTAGGTCTTGTAAATGAGACTTTATATCTTTTAACATTAGTATAAAATGGGAAAAATTAATTCATATCCTACTGATTCCACTCCTCAGTTAAATGACAAACTTGTAGGTACAAGAGTTGGTAATACACCAATTGATGCAACTTATAATTTTACTCCGGCATTATTATTAGCATTATTTGAGGCGAATTTTAACGCTCCTGCTATTGTTATAGCAAGTACGCCTTCTTATGCAGATAATGCTGCAGCATTAGCAGGTGGATTGGTTGTAGGTCAAATATATAGAACAGGGGACATATTGAAGATAGTACACTAAAATTTTATAGCGGATGTCAAAGATTAGTATATACGAGGTAGCTCCGGTACCTAAGTTAGCCGATAAACTAATCGGGACAAGTGTAGGGGGTGTAATTGAGGATATAACATACAATTTTACTTTACAGGAGTTATTGACTTTGTTCATCCCTAATATTCCTCAGAATACCTTACAGGGTGTTTTGGATTATGGTAATACAGCAACTCAGAACATAAACCTTACAGGTACAATTAATACAACTACTTTAAATGTAGGAGCAACAGCTAATATTTTAAATAGTTATTTAACAGGAGAGACCCATATTACAGGTGGGTTATACGATAGATTAAATTCAGTAGGAACAGCAGGTCAGGTACTTAGAAGTACAGGAAGTAAAGTTGAATGGTACACGGTTCCTACAGTTATTCCTAACTTACAACAAGTACTTACATCAGGCAATACGGCTGATGTTGACATTATATTAAATGCTGACATTCAAGCGTTAAATATTAATACCAATACTGAGACTGTTTTTGATGAGTTAATTTTAGATGGTTCTTTAAGAGATTACAATGGATTAATAGGCACATCAGGTCAAGTACTTTCAAGTACAGGAACTCAAGTAGAATGGGTTGACTTGCCTGTTTATACGGCAACATCACCATTAAGCATTAATAATATTACTAAGGTAATTTCTATCCAAAAAGCTGATGGTACTCATGATGGTTATTTATCAAGTCTTGATTGGATAAATTTTGATGGGAAGCAAAATGCCATTAGTTTAACAACAACCGGCTCAAATGGAGCGGCTACTTTTGTTAGTAATGTATTAAACATTCCTAATTATACTTTAGCAGGATTAGGAGGTGTTCCAACAACAAGAACACTTACAATCAATGGCGTAACTTATGACCTAAGTGCTAATAGAAGTTGGACAATACCGGCAGGAATATCATCAATTACCGTTGCTGAGCCAATGTTTTCTACAGGTGGTAGCGACCCTATTATTGGGATGAATCAAGCAGGTAGTTCACAAAGTGGATATTTATGGGAAGGTGATTATGTAAATTTTAATAGAGCATATAATAATTCAATTGTTAGTGCATCGGTTACAGGTACATCTACAAAAACACTTACACTTAATCAACAAGATGGTGATACGATTCAAGCATCTTGGAGTGATGCTGATACAGGATTAACTTCAGTTGGAGTTAGTATGCCATCAGCATTTAGTGTTGCTAATTCACCATTGACTTCTAATGGTACAATTGCAATTACAGGAGCGGGTTCAAATCTTCAATATATTGATGGAACAGGTTCTTTAAGAACATTCCCAACTATTGCAAATGAGGCAGCAACTTTAGTTACTGAGGTTTATAATGAAACAGGTGCTACTTTAACAAAAGGTACAGTTGTTTATATTAATGGTGGTCATGGTAATTTACCAACGGTTACAAAAGCAATTGCTACAGGTGATGCAACATCAGCTCAAACATACGGAGTAGTACAAGTTGATATTACCAATATGAATAATGGTCATGTTGTTGTAATAGGTAGTTTAGGCGATTTAGATACTCAGGCATACTCAAATGGTACTCAACTTTATTTGAGCTCTACCACAGCAGGTGAATGGACTTCAGTTAAGCAATATGCTCCTGCACATTTAGTTTATGTAGGTATTGTAGTTAGGTCGCATCCAACTCAAGGTGTAGTAGAGATTAAGATTCAGAACGGGTTTGAGATGGATGAACTCCATAATGTGTATGCTCAGAATCCAAATAACAATGCTATACTTCAATATAAAACATCAACATCTTTATGGACAAGTGTAGATGGCACAACAACAAATATTGCAGAAGGAACTAATTTATATTATTTAGATAGCAGAGCAAGAGCTGCATTAAGTGCAAATTCTCCTTTATCTTATAATAATACAACAGGTGTATTTAGCATTTCACAATCAAACTCTTCTACGAATGGATACCTTTCATCGACTGATTGGAATACATTCAATAATAAAGTAGGTAGTGTAACAGCAAGTTTACCAATTAGTTCAAGTGGTGGTTCAACGCCAAATATAACAATTCAACAAGCAAGTGGAAGCCAAGACGGATACTTAAGCAGTACTGATTGGACTACTTTTAATAATAAGCAAGCGGCAGGCAATTATATTACAAGTTTAACGGGTGAAGCAAGTGCTACGGGTCCGGGTGCTGCTTCGGTTACTTTAGACAATTCAGCAGTTACAGGTAAGGTACTTACAGGTGTTAATATAACAGGTGGTTCTATTAGTTCAACTGATAGCATTTTAACTGCATTTGGTAAAGTACAGAATCAAATCAATGGGTTGATTGGTGGTTCTATTTATAAAGGAACATGGAATGCAAATACAAATACACCTACTTTAACAAGCGGTGTTGGTACAAGAGGATGGTACTATATTGTAAACGTTGCAGGTACAACAAACCTTGACGGAATTACAGATTGGAATATAGGGGATTGGGCTATATTTGATGGCACTGCATGGCAGCAAGTAGATAATACTGATGCTGTTGTAAGTGTAAATGGATTTACAGGAGCTGTTAGTTTAACAACTGACAATATTCCTGAGGGAAGTTCAAACTTATATTTTTTAGATAGCAGAGCACGTGCAGCATTATCATTTAGTGCAGGCTCAGGAGCATATAGTAGCTCTACAGGTATTATTACTATACCAACAAATACAAGTCAGTTAACCAATGGTGCTAATTTTATAACATTAGGTTCATTAAGTGGTGTTTATCCTATTGGATATGATAGTGGTACAGGAGCGATAAGCATTAGTCAATCGGGAAATTTAAGCGATGGATACTTAAGTAGCACTGATTGGAATACATTCAATAATAAACAAAATGCATTAACTAATCCTGTTACCGGAACAGGAACAGTTAATTATTTGTCTAAGTTTACAGGTACGTCATCAATAGGTGACAGTATTGTATATGATAATGGTAGCGGAGTAGGAATTAATACAAGTTCTCCATACGCATCTTCTTCTTTTAAGTTGGATGTGAATGGAGGATTACTTATAAAAAATACATCGGGCACTACAGCTCAATTAGTTTTAATTGACTCAGACCCTTCAGGTGGAGGTAACAATGGATTTGTTCAATTAACAGCAGGCGGAACAAGTAGCTCTTCTTATGGTGCATTACAAACATATTATGGAACATCAATCGTAGGAGGTGCATTAAGACTTCAGCCAAATGGCGGCTCAGTATTAATAAATAATTTATTAGATAGCGGATTAGCATCACTTCAGGTTACAGGAGCTATACAACAAAGCTCGGTTACCTCTTCAATGATTAAGACTAATTCAAGTGGTGTATTTACTTCAGCAATTGCAGGAACAGATTATGTTGACCCATCTACTTTAAGTGGATATGTTCCAACAAGTAGAACTTTAACTATTAATGGAGTAACATATGACTTAAGTGCGGATAGAACTTGGTCAATTACTGCAGGTGTTTCATCTGTTACAGCAACAAGTCCGTTGTTTTCAAGTGGCGGTTCTACTCCTAATTTAACAATACAACCTTCAAGCTCAAGTCAAGATGGATATTTAAGTTCAACTGATTGGAATACATTTAATGGAAAGATAGGTGGTAGTGGTACAACAAACTTCTTACCTAAATTTACAGGAAGCGGTACAATAGGAAACAGTGTTGCTTATGACGGAGGAAGTAGCATAGGTATTAATACAACAACTCCATATGATTCAACTCAATTTAAGTTAGATGTAAATGGAGGTTTGCTTGTAAAAAATACTTCAGGTGCTGCAGCTCAATTAGTATTAATTAATGCTAATCCGGCTGTCGGTGGTAATGAAGGATTCTTCATACAATCTGTTGGAGGTAATAGTTCAACAACTTGGGCTCAGATTCAAACATATTATGGCACTTCAATTGCTTCAGGTGCATTAAGATTGCAACCAACTTCAGGTCAAGTTTTAGTTGGAACAACTACGACTTCTGCTTTCATGGTTGACATTAATGGAAGTTTAAGAGCTAATGGTCAATTAACATTAGGTTCAACAATTAGCAACGGCACTTATACATATACACTACCAAGTGGTACAGGAACTTTAGCATTAACAAGTGACTTAAGTGGTTATGTACCTACAAGTAGAACATTAACTATCAATGGTGTTACTTACGATTTAAGTGCAAATAGAAGTTGGACAATTACGGCAGGTATATCATCAGTATCAGGAACGGCACCAATAAGTGTTTCAACTGTTTCCGGTGCTGCAACTGTTTCAATATCACAAGCAACAACAAGTACTGATGGTTATTTGTCAAGTACTGATTGGAATATTTTTAATAATAAAGTTCCACCAAGCAGAACGCTTACGATTAACGGAACAACATATGATTTGTCAGCTAATAGAAGTTGGACAATTACTCCAAATATTAATGCGACAACTACTCAAGATTATACTGCAACTGCAGGTCAAACTGTGTTTACAGTTACAGGTGGATATACGGTAGGTCAGTTAGCAGTATTTTATAATGGCTCTAAGTTAGCAAGTAATGAATTTACAGCAATAAATGGTACTACATTTACATTAGCTGTTGCTTGTCAAGTTAATGACATAGTACAAGCTGTTGCAAGCGTAACAGGTGGAGGAATTGGAGGTAGTGGTACAACTAATTATATTCCTAAGTTTAATTCAAGTGGCATTATTGGAAATAGTACATTACAACAAGTTGGTTCAGGTTGGATGCAATTAGGTGATTCAAGTGTAAATACAGGTGAGTTAGATATTATTGGTAATTCAGGTTCTAAAGTATTTTTATATGATGGGTATGGTAGTGCTACAATGCAATCATATTATAATGATTCGTTTACTATTTTAACACAAGTTGGTGGTCAGACTACTAATGTGATGGATTATAATTATGTTACAAAAACATTAATATTCCAAACAAATGGTAATAACACAAGATTAAATATAACTTCATCAGGCAATGTTGGTATTGGTAATACCAATAATACTTATAAGTTAGATGTTACAGGTACAGGTAACTTCTCCGGTGATTTAATAGGTCAAGCAAGTTTCAAATCAGTTGGTAGAATATTCTCAACTTCAGATGCAAACTATGGTGATTTGGTAAGTACAACAGGTGCTTTAGTTTTATCTTTTGACTCAACAGGACAACAAGGTTATTTGACATCAAGAAACTATGCTACTGCAACTGATAAACCATTAAATTACAATGGTTCATCTCACATATTTAATGGTGGTAAAGTAAGTGTTAGTGCTTTAGACGGAGAGTCTTTTAAATTACAATTAGCTACATCTACAGGGAATAATTATCTAAGATTTTATAGTAGTGCAGGTAGTGGATTAGGTTATATTGGTTCTTTTTATAGTGGTGGCACTCAATTAATGTTAGTTGATGGTAGTGGTACTGACTTATCTTTAAATGGTAATGCTAACTTATTATTACGCACAGGTGGAACTGAAAGAATGCGTATAGTTTCAGCAGGAAATGTATGTATTGGAATGACTTCTTCTGCATATGGACTTGTAGCAATTAAATCAAATGGTTCAACACCTTATTATGGATTGAATGTATATGCAAATGGTAATGGCAATTTCACATACATGAATCATGATAATAATGTTGGAATTATTGGTACTGAATTTGGTGTTAGTGGAACAGGACATACACCTTTAACATTTCAAGTTGGTGGTAGTGAAAGAATGAGAATTACTACATCAGGAAATTTAGGGGTAGGTGCTATCCCTGCATTTAATACAAGAATTAGGGTTAGAGGTGCTGACCAAAGTTCAAGTAGTTATACTCTTATTTGTGATAATGCAGTTACTGATACATTTTATATAAGAAATGATGGATATATTAATGTTGGTACTGCTGCTTCTTCACCTTATAATAATACTTATGGTAATGCTGCAAATGCTTTTTTATCTTCTGATGGGTCATTAGGTCGTTCTACTTCATCTTTAAAGTATAAAAAAAATGTAGAAAATTATACAAAAGGTTTAAATGAAGTAATGCAATTAAGACCTGTAAGTTATCAAAGCAAAAACACAAAAGAAGATGGAATTACATTTGCAGGATTAATAGCAGAAGAAGTACATGAATTAGGTTTAACTGAATTTGTTCAATATGCTGAAGATGGTACACCTGATGCATTAGCTTATCAAAATATGGTAGCATTATTAGTAAAGGCAATACAAGAACAACAAGCACAAATTGAAGAATTAAAAGCAAAAATTAAATAAACATGGGGTTAACATCGAATCTCGGCAAACTAAGTAATATGATTACCTCCACAGGTAGTGCTGTGGGTATTGGAACAAATAGTCCTCAATCAGGTTATATATTAGATGTAAAAGGATTTTCTCAATTTGGTAATAGTATATATCCAAATGTTATTAGATTAGG